CCATATTTCTGCTCCTTTTTCTTTTGCATCTTCGTTATCTGCTGTCTAGTATACCTCTTTTCTCTCTCTTTTGCCTGTTTAGATGTCTCATGAGATACTCGATAATGGGCCAAGAGCTCTACTTTTTTGTCTGCTGGCAGAGTATGAAACCAATAAGGGGGCATCCTCCAATAGTGGCAGATGTCCAGTGCAAGTCTCTCTAGCTTCCCTGCTCTGGTTCTAGAAAAAAATCGGCTTCCCTTTCCACCTCGTCCTCTGATGGTATCTGCTTTGCTAGATGCTGTAATACCTTGGTTCCTACCTTGAGTATCATAGACATATCCATGCCAGCATTAAGGAGCTTATCTAAGCAGATATGCCCATATTCACTAGGTTTATGCACACTAGGTCTATAGCTGGGTAGTCTCTGTGTGGCCACAGCTCCAATAGCACCAGCACAAATACGAGAAAGTAATGCTAAGTCTTCTGTGGCTGCAGTCCAGCTTACAGTGAACTCGTAGCATGTAGCGAGGTTGGGGGTTCGTGCTGCCACTTTCCCCCACTTAGCTAGTTTTAAAAACATGTAGTCTCCTGCTTTATATTACTAGGATGGTCCTGTATAGGATACTGCACCAAACGACACAAAATTGATAGTTAGCGTATCGGGGTCTCCTTCAGAAAACGCAACATCACAGATACATTTAGTAAGTGTTACTTTGTGGTCGTCGTCGTCTCCTAAGTCTGTGCCTTCTATAAAATACTCTATATCTACGCAGTATTCTTCTATCTGTGGACTACCAGTAGCACCAGAAGAAATATTACCAGAATAAAAACCAGTCTTGTTTACAAAGTCTAGAGCTGCACCAGCTTCTGAACCGTCTGTGAATTGTCGTAAGAAGAGAGAGAAGCTACCAGAGGATGCTGGCTCTTCATCACCACGTCTTACATTTGTAATCTGATGTCTGTCTCTTATGATTACCTGTGCAGGTTTTGTAGGTGTAAAGGTAAATGTCCCTTCTTCATATGCAATGTCTAAGGTTACTGGTGTTCCTGTTCCATCCTTAAGTGTGATTTTTCCATCACGTCTCATCTTTGGTACTGTTGAATAAGCCATTATGCTCTCCTATTGAATTGTAATTGTGTGGAATACAGAGAATGCTATCTCTGATATTAAATACTCTTGTGAGTCTGGACTATTGCGTGTAATGCTCTCCAGTCTGCACTCTATACCTTTTCCCCAATTAGGGTCCATAAGTGCAGCTATCACTTCTTGCTCTTTGTCCAGTGCATTACCATAGTCTAAGACTACATCGTGTGGTCTTATCCTGTATGCAATCTTTACTCGTGCCAAGCTCTCTAGCATAGCACCTACTGGTCTTCTCTGTCTCTCTGCAGCTGCGTTACTGGTGACAATGTCCACAGCAAAGCCAAGATGAGCGAGTGTATTCTGTGTTCTACCAAAATATTGAGGCAGCATTCTAACCTCTCTATATCCTGATAAAGCATCTATTCTGCCAGCAATAGCTCTATGTACCTCTTTGACAGATACAGCCATCAGTATCTCCTACGTCTATAATAATCACCTGGTCGAGTGAGATAAATAGTAGGTTGTCCCCTCGTGCGCTTGTTGGCATCATCTGCCTCGCCATCATGGTCTAAATCATACACAAAATTTATCCTAGTTTCAAACTCTTCTTTGTAGAGTCTGTAGTGTTCATTGGCTAAATCTAAGTATCTGCCATTGCTCTGTCCTAGCGAGCTGTGGAAATCACGAAAGATAAGATAAAGAGATAGATGTCTGTGGGCTTCGAAAAAAGCCTCTGGTGACATCATAAGATACTCGTAGCCCATGCCCTGATTACGAATACGTCTAAGTATCTGATACCAGGCATCGTCTATATACTGCTGATAAGATGTAAGGCTACTGGGCCTTACGTTATCTAGGTCTGAATAGGTAGCAGTCAAGTCTATATCAGAGACTACTGGGTATAGCCTTCTGCGTACTAGAGCTGCCATCCTTCTGAATAGATACTCGTCACCATCTATAGTTAGTGTCCACTCCTGTATGTAGCCTTCTCCAAGCTGCTCACTGTTGGCGAGTTGCTCTGCTGTGTGTGCATAGGATACAGTACCACCAACACTAATAGAAGCAGTGACTCCTGTAAGCAGGTCTGTGCCAGTGGGCTTAATAAAAGTATAAGTTGCAGCTGTTGGAACAAGCTGCAGTCCAGACCGATAGATTTTTATCTCTGTGGTCTGGGCTTTGCCACGTTCTAACAGTTCTACTGTTCTTATTTGGGCTGCATAAGGAGTGGATGAAGACATCTATTAGCTCTTAAATACTAAATGATAATCACTAGCAGAAGAAGCTACCATGCAACCCTCACCAGTAGCGAGTATGGCATAAGTGGTAGTAGTTCCTGCATCTCGAATATGTATTGCTTGAGAGCCAGCATTATGTATAAAAAAGAATGCTCCTTCTTTTGCCTCTGGCAATTTACAGTCTAGAGCTCCACCAGTACTATTATCTAGTATTTGTACTTGTGAATCGTTATAGTTCATTGTTCGAACATTTGTAATTGATTCTACATTTACTCCACCTTTCAATATGATATGACGAGCAATTTTAAACTCTGCTTTATCTGTATAGGGCATTTTATTCTCCTTTCTTTCTAGCAGTACGTTCTAAAGACCGTTCTACTATTTTTCTTGCTTGGGTGTGTGTAAGGTTGCTGTTCTGCTGTAGTCGAGCTGCCACTCGTGCTACTGCTTTACGTTTATCATCAGAAGACATAAGCATTTACTCCATTCTGCTCTACTCTAGCTATAGCAGCTTTTATCTGCTTATATTTAGCTTGTTTACTTTTCAGTCTAGCATTTACTTCTGGGATATGCTGCTCTCTCTCGAGTCTGCTGATTGCTCTGTCCATCTGTATAAGTTTTAGTGCTGCTATCTGTGGATGAGGTACTGCTATTACACCTTTTTTCATAAGTTGTAATCTCCATTCATCGAAAGAATCAGCGTCGAATTTTTGTATTATTCTTTTGCCTACCTTCTCAAAGCTTATCCACCTGCTGGTGTGATAGTTACCCTTATGAGCTGGATAGATGCGCATGTAATCATGTTTACCTGCATCTAAGATTGTCCATCCACTATCCATAAGATGTGTGCGCATTACTCCGCTGTCTACATGTCTCCCTACTGACTTTGTGCCATTGACACCAGGCTCCTCAGGAATAGAAGACAGCACAGGTAACAGTACTGGTACAGTCTGCTTTTTGCGCTTGGTCTCTTCTGTTGTGGTTTTTTCGAACAATTTAAGCTCCCAGTTTTCTGGGTTGTGAGCAAAAAAGTAACGTGAATTACTATTGATAGGTAATCTTGTCTGTGTGGCTGCTTGGGTGCTCCAAGGCTGAGCCATGTTATCATAATTCATTGTGTAGTCTCCATATGATAAAGGGTGGGAGACTGCAGCTGGAGACTACGAGGTAGCGCAGTCTCCCACAAAACAGTCTGGTTATCGCTTAGACAGGAGTTTAACCCCTCTGTCATCACTGATAATAGAAATTCCAAGATAGGCATGTCCTACTACATAGGTGCTGCTCTTCATTGGGTGACGGTCGAATTCTACAACGACTTTACCCATTTCCATCAGGTCTGATGCACCACGAACACCCATAGGTATACCGTCAACAAATCCAAGAGCCATAGGAGAAATCATGTAGTTATCATAACCTGAAGAGCCATTTTGCTTTACAAGAGCACTAGAGTATACATCTACACCGAACAATTGTCCTTTGTAGTTATCTCCTTTAGCTTGCAACATGTCCATAGAGGACTGCATTCTTGAGATAGCATTTCCAGTCTCATTGCGGAGACTGTCCTGAAGCTCTGTAAGTGCCTTTGGCGCGAGAATACAGGCATAAGGTCCTGGTGCACCACCAGCTGTACCAGTACCAAATCCTGCTTGTTCGAGTTGGAATATGGCATCGAAAAAATCATCTACTGATAGAGTAGTAGTGTTAAGACCTGCTGTATTGGTGAAAGAAGCAGCAGCTGCACCAGTCATCTCTGCAAAGCGAGCTTCATATGAACCACTGATACTACGAGCTAATCTGAAAGGGTCTACGTCATTGGGGGTTCCCAAAGATGTCATCCCAGCGAGGTCTGATATTTCATAGATGATAAATTGACGTGCAGCTTGTATGTCTGCTTTTAAAATAGTAAGGTCTGTGGTGTTGGCAGATTCATCAGAAATCTCGTTAGAAGCTGCAGCCATGCTATCAAATCCATCAAGACCTGCAAGACGTACACGAACTGTATCTGAGCCTAAGCCATTGATAGAACCTTGGTAGCTTAGAAGGCCGGAATTGCGAAGATTAGAAGCATCTTTAAGAAGAAGGTTGACTTCCTGAGAAATCATCTGAGACAAGCGAATTCCATTTGTTGCTAAATTGGAATTGCGAATAGGGTTTACTGTAGCCATTGGGCTCTCCTATAAGTGTGGGGGTTGCGTTACGTTGTCTGTGTGGGTCTATCTGCTGTTAACGGTTGCGAACCTACCACCATATGTCTCTCCTAGTATATCACTATAATATACTATCATGCAATAAAAAGAGCCCACCATATTTCTATAGTGAGCTCAGCGGAGGAGAAAGGTTATAGCTTAGTGCCAGTACCAAATCATAAGTCCGTCACCATTAGACAAAGCTGAACCAAATGTCAAACGTGCAACACCGCCCACGTTTGCAGATACTTGGAACTCATCATTATCACCAGCTGTATCTCCAAGAGCAGTCATATTACGAAGAGATAGACCGTTCTTGAATACAAGTACAGAGTTGACAGCTCCAGCTGGTAAAGCTTGAGCGAGGTCTATAGTGGTAGTGGACCCACCAGAAATCTCTGCACCTTCCTGTTTAAAGGTTATACCAAGCTTGGCAGCAGTAACAGAAGCATCACCAAGTTTAGCAGCTGTGACAGATGTAGCAGCGAGAGCAGATGTACCAACAGCACCAGCAGAGATTTTAGCAGATGTAACAGAAGCAGAAGCGAGCTTATCTGCATCTACTGCACTATTTGCTATCTTAGCAGTGGTAACAGCTGAATCATTGATTTTTGCAGTCTCAACAGCAGAAGCACCAAGCTTAGCAGCAGTAACAGCAGCATCATTTATCTTAGCAGTCTCAACAGCAGAAGCACCAAGCTTAGCAGCTGTGATAGCTGAATCCTGAATCTTTGCAGTAGCTACAGAAGAGTCTGCAAGCTTAGCAGATGTAATAGCAGAATCTGCAATAGCTACAGTACCCACAGAAGCATCGATAAGCTCATTAGCTCCAACAGAGTCATCAGCCATTTTAGCATTATTTACTGCATTGTCTGCGAGCTTTGCAGTAGCTACACCAGCATCTGCAAGCTTAGCAGTAGTAACAGCTGCATCATTGATTTTAGCAGTGGTAACACCAGAGCTAGCTATAGAAATCTCGTTACCAGTACGAGATAATCCACCAGATACTGTAATGCTATCAGAACCAGCACCAGCAAACTGTGTCCAGTTGATTGCATCACTGCCTAGGTTAGGGTCTGCGCTATTGGTACAGACATAAGATTTTTGTCCATTTGTACCAGCTAGAATATAGACAGCTGCACCAGGAAACTCTGATGCTACGTCCATGTCTTCAGCTCTTACAGCTGCATTACCTGCACCTTTATACAAATAAACGCCGTTTTCACTGGATGAGCTCTGAGATTTTAGCAAAAATCTGTCGTCTGTGCTTAAGCTCTGAGAATCTATGGTAGCTGGTAAATCAGTAATATCGATGTTAGAATCAGGGGCGCATTTAGCTGCTTTCTTCCAGTGTGAACCCTGAGCGACAGAGTCTACATACTGCTTAGAGCTTGCATCATTTGCATTTGTAGGTGTACTCACTACTCGAAGACTACCAGACGAGAAATCATAAGTATCTGTCAAGTCCATTTTAGCAGCAGTAACTGCATTAGAAGCGAGCTTAGCATTGGTAACTGCTGAGTTATTGATTTTAGCAGTCTCTACAGCATTAGAAGCAATCTTGGCAGCAGTAACTGCAAGGTCACTTACTTTAGCGGTGGTAACTGCCAAAGCTCCAAGAGCAGTAGCATCTACTGCACCAGCTCCAAGCTTAGCAGCAGTAACAGCATCATCAGCAATCTTAGCGGTTTCTACTGCAGCAGCTCCAATCTTGGCAGCAGTAACAGCACCATCATTAAGAGCAGCTGTAAGTACAGCAGATGCACCAAGCTTACCAGATGTAATAGCTGAGTCTTGTATTTTTACAGATGTAATAGCATCAGAAGCGATTTTCGCAGCAATAATAGCGGCATCGACAATCTGTGCTCCTTTAATTTGAACTGAACCCATAGGTTTTTATTCTCCAATAAATATAATAAACATGTTTATCGTAGTCTCCAGTAAATCTTTATGCTTCTTCTAAGATGACATGGCACTTTACATTACCACTGCTAGATTGTACAAAAAGAGAAGAAGCTCGATTCATCCCTTTTCCCAGCTTGATAATGAGAAAGTTTCCACTTGGTACAAATGCATTATCATTGGTGTCTATATCGTCACCTTCTGAATAGCCATTCTGAGCAATATAAATCTTAGTCCCATCACATCCCACTGATACCTGATTGGCTGCACTGGGTAACTGAATTTCTGTGCATCCAGTGTCTGCAATTGTAAAGGTTTTAAATGCAGGATAGCTGTTTAAGCTGCGTAAATCTTCTGCCATAGTTGTCTCCTATGATGCTGGGATATAATCTACTGTCAAAAAGTCACCTGTCTCAGGTGTAAAGAGCAGATTTATAGTAGTCTGATTGGGCTCTGTGAAGTGGTCGTTCTTTACCTGTCTGATGCCATTATAGTACACTCTTATCGAGCCTGTCTGATAATTTTCTGGTATTGTAAATGTGGTACGCTCACCATTTATCTGGCTCGTTAAGTCGGCTTGTTTCATGTTGGATGCGCCCCCATCCTCGGGTATGATATATGCGAATCTAAAAGCCATGACATATTAAACCTGTCTCTTATTGCGATTCTTCCAAGCTGATACCACTTTATCTCTGTTCTGAGCATAGAACTCTGGGTCTCGTAGTGCTCTGTCCATAAAATCTGCACTCTCTGGTGTTGGCATTGCTTTGCTGTTGGTTCGTGGGGCTCTAGCCTGTTCCAAAGATGCGAGCTGAGAGTGAGTATCTGCTACTGGCATGTCTGCTGCTACTTCTGATGGACTTTCATCTACCATCTTTAAAGCTTGTAGGTGTGGTCTTATCGTTATGGGTGCAGTATCTGGATTGTCTACCACAGAGTCTAGCCACTCTGATAACGTCTTCTTCTCTTTATCTGCTGCATTCTTCTGGCTTCGTTCGTAGCTCCATTCAATAGCCTCTACCAGGTCTGGGTCTGTTAGCCCATGCTTACTGATGCTCTGATAACGATTAAATCTATTCTCTGATGTCTGTAGCTTGGTCTGCAGCTCTGCCAGCTGCTGATTGAGAATATCTACAGAGCTCATAGCTTTCTCTGCCTTATCTAGTCTTTTCTCAGCTTCTGCCAGTGCACTCTCTGCACTAGTGGCTCGTGCAGCTACTTTGCCTATACGTTCTTTTATGACACTCTCTATATCTTGCTTTAGGACATAGGTTTTGCCTTCATATTCTATCTCGTTCATTGTGTAGTCTCCTTGGGGTTATAGAAATTGTGCTCTCTCTGCTCTGATGCGCTCTAGCTCTCTCCTGGCTTCCATGATGTCCATGTCTGGGTGCATAATGAGCATTGCATCCACTGGTGATATAAGACCTGCTGTAAGCTTAGCGAGTATATCCTCTCTTTGTGCTCTCATCTCCTCCGGAGATAAAGCCAGTGGGGTATATTGTACTCTGTATCCTGTCTCCGGTAATGATGCACCGAGAAAACGATTAGCTAACATAGCACTCTTGGACATCATCTCTTCATCTGCTCTTCTGAATATAGGTGCATAACGTCTCTGTGCTTCTCTCTGTCCATCACGAGAAATAGATAAAGCATAGCCGCTTCTGGGGTCTCCACTCTGTCTAAGTACCTCACTAGAGATACCAGCTGCTGTAGCTACTCGATACTCGTATTTACTAATACTGTCCAGTAGCTTCTCTGGGTCTGCATAAGAGAAACTGCCTATCATTGGCTGCCCTGCTGCATCTGGGTCTCCTTGGAACATCAGAATGCTAGAAGGGTCTGTGCTTATTGCACTACGTCTGCCAAGTAAATCATTATCGAGCTGGGATAGTCCAGCCAAAGAGAGACCAGCTACATATTTTTGTGGCCACGAGTTATCTCTTACACAGTGGACATAGAAGCTAAATAGCACAGCTGCAGTAAGAGAGCCATAAGCGAGCTGAGCTGCATCAAAAGCATTAAATAGATGTCCTGTTTTCTCTGCATGGTAAAGAACCACTGGCAGAAATGGTTTACCTTCTGCATCTCTGTATGGGTATTGCTCTCCCTGCATGGTAGGATGTCCCATGTAAATCTCTGACATGTCCTTACCTATAGAGCCATCCGGATTGGCTGCGAACATACCAAAGAGAGGATTATTTTCGTCTCTGATGTCTAGTATATCCCATACCCATATAGGTCCTGCTGAATCAGGATTCATTCTTACTCGTAGCTCTTGATAATACAGAGGTATATCAGGTGCATCCTGAGAAGCTGCAGCTACTACAAAATCAGGAGTAACAGAACGATAACAAAGACCAGGTACTCGAGCTGTTCCACTTTCATGATGTGGAGCTACATCCACTCGTACGAACATCTCTCTTATACCTATCGTCATCTGCTGTACTTTTTGCATAAGCTGAAAAAAGCCAGCTTGGGTAACTAATCCCTCTCTGCCTACCAGCTGAGATATATCACCTTCATTAGATACCTTTGGCTGAGAATGATACAGCATGGCTAGTTGTCTAGTTACCTGCTCTATTGCACAGCTGGACATGTCACTCGGTCCGAGTGCATCACGTCTGTCTGTGGGCAGATGTCGTAGCAGTTCTTCTTCTAAGTCTTGCTCCCATAGTCCTGTAAGCAGTCTTCTTCTAAGTGCTGAATGTCTCCAACGTTCTTCATCTGCTGTAGTGGGGCCTGTTGGCTTTGGTGGGAAATTATCATACATCAGTACACCTTAATCTTTTGTGGTATTGTTGGATTCGTATCGAGTAGGGGTAGCAGACCATAGCGTAATGCGTCTATGCAGTGCTGGTGCTTATCTCTACTTCTTGCTGATTGTGTTCTTTTCATTGTCCAGCTCTGGATACTCTTTACTGTCTGTGTACACTCAGGTCTAATCCAGAAGTGTCTCCTGCTCATTATAGCATGTAATATACTAGCACCGACGTATACAGAATGTCTGCCCTTTCTAGCTCGTCGTATTGTAAATGGTAGGTTTCTAGGAGGATACCCGAGTATGCTTTCGAAAGCTCTCATAAGCATTATGTTACTCATCCGGTATTGGTCTCTACCTCTGTGCTCACCATCTCCTGTCCACTTGCATAGCTTTGGGTCTACTCCATTCTTTCTGAGCAGCTCTAGAATAGCTTGGGCGTGGTGCTCTGGTGGGGCTTGTCCACTGGTGTACTCTCCAAGTACATACACTCTTGGGTGCTGGTGGTCTCTTACATCTACACAGCAAAGCACTGCCACCTGTGAACCAGGCTGGCTACCGTGGTCTATACCTACACAGAATCTGTAGTCTCCACCTTTGGGTACTGGCTGAGCTGATATCATTTCTTCTTCAAAGTTCTCGAACACTACACCTATTGGTGCAACCTCAAACGAGCCATTTATACGAGCTTCTCTATCATAGGGTAAATAAGCTTCTGTAATCTTGTTTATCTGCTCTTGGTCTAAGAGAAAGCCTTTAGGTAACCCAATTGGAGTAGTGGCCTCTACTGTAAGTGGAGCTCTGTGTGCTGATATCAATCCCTTGTCTATCATCTCTTTTATGTACATTACATCTACACCACCAACAGGTGTAAGAGATATGGCCACTGTGCCACGTTTCCCACCTGCACCACCTCTAGAGGTACGAGCTACCAGCTCATTAAATGTACTTTGGTCCACTGGCTCGTCTATGCAGACTAGATTAGCTGTGGCAGATGCTAGTCCGAGTCCCTGGTTAGCTGTTTTGATTCTTATAATGCTGCCATTGCGAAACTTGACCAGTGGGGCCAATCCTCTGAATCCTTTACCTCTTACAAACTCGCAGCTTGGGTCTAGCTCTGCTTTAGGTATCATGTCGTACAGCTTCTGCTGTATGGTTCTGCTCTGCTCATGGGAATGAGTAATGAGCCAAGCTTCTATTGGTGGTGGGTCTGTTCTGAAGTATGGATGTCTGCCTAAGCAGTGATACAGCAATAGAGCGCATGTAGCAAGGGTTTTGCCCACCTGATTGCCGCCTATGAGTGCTTTAATGGGTGCTTTGTCGGCTAAATAGGCCTTCTGTGGTGGTGTAGGGGAGAAATAGCGCAGTGGGTCGTGCTCTGCTTTCTTCCTTAGCCATGCTAATCTTTGTGCCATCCCGCATAAACTATTCATTATTTACGTCTCCAGAAGAGCTCGTGGCATAGTGTGCCTTCTGTGCTGTCTTTGCAGTACTCTATCATGCTAATCGTATTGGCTATATTGCTAATCTGCTCACAGGTCTGTCCTGCTGTCTGACTATCTATACCTCGTGAATAGATAAGACAGGTTAGCTCTCTGCATAATAATCTGTTCTCTGCATCTATAATATGCTGTGGTTGGCAGATGTCTTTTATAATGTCTAGGTCTGTAAGCTGTTTAATAACTTCTTGTTGTACCTGGCTCGTAGTGTCATCTGTTGGTTGCTTACTGGCATTCATAGCTAAGACAGTCCCAGCTGCACCCACTATAAGACCACCAAGTAATAATCCTATCTCTATCATCTTTGTTTGCTCTGGTTTCTGATGTTTATGTTCTGGATGCATCGTGCAAAGCTCTCCTCGTCATATGAGCAGACAAATATAATCTCGTCTTTGGGTAGCACACTATCTTTAATAATGGCCCCCACCAAATCTTCTACTGCAGTCTCTCCATAGTGCTCTCTGTACGCATCTATAAGTATTCTGAGTCTGATTCTGTTCTGCTCTAGCTCAGCTGAAAGGTGATTCATTATCTTGCTACCTTTGTAGACTCTGTCTATATAATATAAGATTCTGCCTTCTATCATTGCCTGGTCAAAGTCTGCATAGTTCATAATGTCACACCTTCTTAAAGGCTACAACATTGGAGCCCACAAGAGAATGTAAGTCACTCTGTACTCGTTGTCTAAGTATTGGAGGAAGAGCAATAATAGTATTTACTATCTCTGCTAGCAGCTGTTCATCCGACATTCGCTCGTGTGCATCTATCGCACCTTCTTCAGCATCTAGAGCTCTTATCTCTTGCATCAAAGTAACGAGCTGTCTTTGCAGAGCTGCGTATGCTTGCCAGCTGCCAGAGTCCTTAGCTTTATTCATGCTGGTTTTGAGCTCTGCTATCTGAGTCTGTAGCATGGTCCTGTAGTCTTCTTGTGGAGCTGGAGCTGCATCTGTCTTACCTACATTCTCTGTATTGGTTACTGCTGCATCTCTTCTATATCCTGCTCTCCTGTCTAGAAACCATGCTGCTGCTTTCCAGTCTCCATTCTGTATCTCTCTCTGTATGGTAGTGAGAGATGTTAAACATGCTCGTGCTTCTGCTTTCCTAAAGTCGTGTAGAAACGTGTAAAATGAACTGCCTTTGTTGGCTGTCTTTCCCTTCTCTATCCAGCTGTACAGAGTCTTTCTGCATATACCAGCATGTTCTGCTGCTATCTCGTAAGTGGCTCCCATCTGGATAGCTTGTATTATTCTCTTCTTGGTTTCTTCGTTTATCTTGCTTCTTCTAGCCATCTAATCCTCCTGTTTATATGCAGTCTTACCTGTTAG